GCCGTTTCCGACGAAAAGATGTTTTTTACTGACGAACTTGTTGGGACGATTGGGTCGTTCACGATCACCAACGTTGCCGATGGGCCGAGTGGCAGCATTCTGGTCACCACGGACTGGAGCGGCGGGTTTCCATCGCGAGCTTACAACCCAACTCAAGGGCTGTTTCTTCGGCGGCATCCGGCGCCGGCCTGCACGTTCACCAACGTGAGCGGATGTGCCGAAGTGGTGGACCTGTCCAATGCGGGTGCGGCGGGCCTGCCGATAAACGCCTACACCAAGCGGACCTACACCGGATCGTCCGACAGCGGGCACTACCTGCAAGTGTGGGGGCGGTTCAAATACATCAAGGTGACGGTCACGACGCCCTACACCGGATCAATCGGGACCGTGACGGCGACGCTGGGCAATAGCAACAACGCCGGGATCAAGGCGTCGGACGGCACCAACACGACAGCGTTTCAGCCGGTGATCAACCTCAAGGTCGCTGGCGTGCGTACATTCGACGCGACGGCGGGCACCTATCCGGTGAGCTGGACCGGAGCGCAGACTGGCGACACGCTGCCAAGCCAGACTGAGGCGCTGTGGTGCGGCGGCAACTTCATTACGCAGATCACCGATGTCAGCAGTTCCCCCGGCGGCACGCCGATGGCGTTCACCGTCGAATGCATCACCGACCAGGGGTTCGCATGAGCCTGATCGAGATCGCCCCAAATCGCTGGATCGTTGAAAAGCGACGAATTGGTGTTGCGCGTAGCAATCTGTCGCTTCCTTACGTGATCTCCGACGAGATGCCGGCTACAGAGCAGGTCGACGGGTGCTATTACACCTCCAAGGCAGCGTTTCGCGCGGTTGGGCGCGCACATGGGCTGACCGAGGTCGGAACAGAAGTACTGAAGCCAAAGGTACGATCGAGTTTGGTGCCAGAGAACAAACAACGGCGCCGCGAGGCGCTGAAAGTCGCTGCCGAAAAGTACAAAGCCGGGTACCGGGCAAGGGAGGCTTGACATGCGTATTGATTTCAACCGGATGACCCCGGAACAGTTGGCTGCGTTCGGGCAGGGTGGCATCCCGGCAGTCGAGGCTTTAAACAGCCGCAGCATGCTGGGCGCGGGTGCCGGCAGCGGGCCGGCAGCTCCAGCGTCGACGTTATTTCCTAACATGGGGGTGGCGGACTATGCCGCGCCGCCCCCGGGCTACCCTGCGGACACAGCCACGTCGCCACAGGATTTCGGAACGAGAGACTACGCCGCACCGCCACAGGGCTACCCTGCGGATTTTGCCACGTCACCGCAGGACTTTGGAACGAGGGACTATGCCGCACCGCCCTCTGGCTCATCGCTTTTGGGCGCCGACCTTGGCTACGGCGTCGGCTCTTACACCGACCCCGGCTCGGGTTATAACGTCTATCCGAACGCCGTCCCTACCGGAGTTGGCCCCGGCGGGTCGGCTGAGACTGTCGCCGATACGGGTGTGAGAGACTTTCAATTCCCGCCATCAGGCCCGATTGAGACTGTCGCCGATACAGGGGTGAGGGACTTTGGGTACCCGCCGCCGGACGCCAATGCAATGCGTGACCAGATCGCAAGCTTGTTGGCGCAACAACAACCACAGCAGATGCCTGATATGATAAGCGGGAGCGTATAATCTTCGAGTGCGGTCAGCCTGACCGTATCCGCAGCGAATAGGGGTTCGCTCGGGAGACGCTTCGAATGTCAGACGTCACTGTTGCGCCCGCCGCCACCCCTGCGGCGTCGACGCCCGCGGCTGCGCCAACTGCTGCGCCCGCTAGCCAAGAAGTTCAAATCAACCAGAACCCAACGGGAACGCCAAATCCGATCCCGTCGCAAGCGCCGCCGGCCGACGACAAGCCGCGGCCGGTCAGCCGGCAGGAGGGGCTGCAGCGCGCCTTCGACAAGCATCGCGCTGAGCGCCCGGTGGCGCCGCGCGAGGCCAAGAAGGGCGACAACGCGCCGCCCGAGGACACCCCCGACGATTTCACCCTAAAGAAGCGCCCCAGCGAGCAGGCGGCCAAGATCGACCAGCCGCGTGATCGCGGGCGCTTCGCACCCAAGGCTGCGTCAGACGTGGGAGCGCCGGGCGCAGCGGCGGGGCGGCAGGCGGCCCGACCCGGCACGCAGGCTGCTCCGCGACCTTATGTGCCGCCACCCGGTAGCCCGGCACATCACCACCCGCTGCCGCGTATGTCCCCCCGCGCAGCAGCGGCGTGGGACAAGGTGCCGGACGAGGTGCGCGCCGACGCGCACCGCATGTACCGCGAAATCGGGCAGGCGTTCCAGAAGTACAAGGGTGCCCACGACTACATGCAGACGATCGCGCCCTACGAGAAGATGGCGCGCGAGCAGGGCACCAACCTGGCGCGGGTGCTGGAAAACCACGTCGGCATCGAGGCCAAGCTGCGCGAGGACCCGATCGGCGGCCTCGAGGTCATTGTTCATAACCTCAATCTGCAAACCCCGGACGGGCAGAAGCTGACCTTGCGCGATCTTGCCTGGCACCACCTCAATCAGACGCCCGAGCAGCAGCAACTGATCCAGCAGCGCAACGAGGCGCAGGCGACGCGGCTGCAGCTTGAGCAAATGCGGCGCGAGCAGCAGGCCATTGCCAACGAGCACCGGCGGATGCAATATGTGCAACACTTCCAGATGACGCGCGGCGCTGTTGATCAGTACGCTGACCAGCGACCCCGCTTCGATGAACTGGGACCCTTGATCCACCGCGAGATCCAGCTTGGGTTCTCGCTGGACGAAGCCTACCGCCGCGCCGAGCTATTGGCCGGCCCCTCGACGACAGCGGCTCAGACCCGCGCGCAGACACCGGCTCAGACCCGGACCCCCGACCGGAGCATATCCGGCGCACCCGCAGGTGGCCCCGCCACCAATGGTGCGCGCGGCAGCAAGCCGGTCTCCCGTAAAGACGCGCTCTCGCATGCCTTCCGGCATCACCGCGGCGCGTAGGTCTGTAACCCTTGAACCCCAAGTGGGGAGGAGCCGATGCCCAACATTGCAACCACTGCTGCCTATCAGCAGATCTTCAGCATGGCCGTGGAAGAGCGGTCATCGAGCTATCAGGATCTCGTATCCAACAACAACGCGCTCTTGGCCGTGATGCGGCGCAAGGGTCTCTGGAAAACCTACAGTGGTCCTCGGATCAGAGAAACACTACAGGTTGGAAAACAGGTTGCACAGTGGTATTCTGGCTACGACCAGTTGTTGAACCCAGCGATTGATTTGTTCAATGACGCCTACTTCGACCCGAAGATGGTCGTGGTGCCAATCATCCTCTCGATGCAGGAAATCCTGAACAACGAGGGTGACAGCCAGCTGATGGATGTCATGGACAGCTACATGGAGGCGGCCGAGCGGTCGCTGGAAGACACCATGGACGCTGGCCTGTTCTCCGACGGCACCGCCAACGGCGGCAAGCAGATCACCGGGTTGGCGGCGGCTATCCCAATCACCACCACCTCGGGCGAATACGGCGGCATCAATCGCGCCACCGCCACGATCTGGCGCACCAGTACCTACGACGCTTCCGGCGGTGCGGGTTCGATCTCGCTGTCCACGATCGGCACGCAGATCAACTCGACCACCATTCGCCCGATGCTCAACAAGATCATGACCGACCGCTCGCGCGGCCGCGACTACGCCGATCTCTTGATCATGTCGCCGGAGCATTACGCCGCCTACGACGCGGCGACGATCGCCATCCAGCGGCAGACCAACGAGACGAGCATGGGCAAGCTCGGCTTTTCGGCGCTGGAGTACATCGGCGGCGGCAAGCGGGCTGAGATCGTGCTCGACGGCGGCATTGGCTCCAATATGCCCGCCAACACCACGTTCGGCATCAACACCGACAGCCTGCGCCTGCGCTATCACCCGAACCGCAACTTCGACCGCGTGTTCGATGGTGAAGGCCAGATGCCGATCGACAAGGATGCCATCGCTCAGTTCATCGGGTGGATGGGCGAGCTCACGATGGTGAATCCGTTGTTCAATTGGCGTTTATATGATAGTAACACCGCAGCCTAGTTGACAAAGTGCCCATCTTTCGTCTCTTATGTTGGCGTCCAAACCACATAGGAGCTTCAGATGGGCACAAAGCCAACGCCGAGCAAAGAGATGCTGGACGCCTTGCTAACTTATCAAACAAAGACGGGGCAGTTGTTCTGGAAACGACGCCCCCTCGAAATGTTTGCCAATAACGAGGGCGGCCATTCCAGGCGACACAACTACGACAAATGGAATGCGAAGTTTGCCGGCAAGGAAGCTTTCACCGCCGTGAAGGGTGACGGCTACAAACACGGAGCGCTCTTTGGAGAGCACTTTTCTGCGCATCGCATCATCTGGAAAATGATGACGGGGCAGGAAGCGCTGGAGATCGATCACATCAACGGCGTTCGAGCCGATAACCACTGGGATAATCTGCGGAGCGTCCCGTCTACGCTGAACAAGCGAAATGCGGCTCGAAGCAAAGACAATAAAAGCGGTGTGACAGGAGTGCGCCGGACAAACAGAGGCGGCTGGCAAGCCTTCATTACCGTCAACTACAAAATGATCTGCCTCGGCACATCGAAGAACTTCGATGAGGCTGTGAAGATGCGAAAGGAAGCCGAAATGAAATACGGCTTCCACACCAACCACGGACGTGAACTGAACGCCTAACCACTCCCCCGGTGGGGGTTTTCGAACCCCTTCCTCCGCCGGGACATACCTGCGGGCCGCCGTCCTTCCTCGCGGCGGTCCGCAGCCCTGCAACCGGAGAGACGAGACATGCCTGCGCGCGATCCTGACGACGTGGCCGTGGTGCTGTTTAAGCACCAGGCGTTCAAGAACGAGGTTAAATCCCTGGCCGAGGGGCGCGACATCTACGACGACATCGAGATCTGCGAAATCCGTTTCCCCGGCGCCAAGGACTGGAAAGCCTTTCCGGCCACTGCGCTCTCGACCCAGTGGATCCGCGATCCCTACACCGGCACGGAAAAGCAGATCACCTACGCCGAGCGCTTCAAGCACCAATATCAGCAGTTCAAGGCGCAGGCCGCACAGACCAAGAGCGGCACGCCGCTCGACTACGCGCCGTTTCTGACCGAGGGCCGCCGCGCCGAACTGCGCGCGCAAAACGTCTATACGGTCGAGCAACTCGCCGCGATCGACGGCGCCGAACTGAAGAACCTCGGGCCGGGCGGGCGCGAGTACAAGAACAACGCGCAGGAGTATCTCTCCACGACCAAGGCCGGCGCGCCCAGCCTGCAGATGGCTGCCGAGCTCGAGGCGCTACGCGCCCGCAATGCGGTGCTGGAGGAAGACCACAAGATCAAGGCCGAGCGCGCCGCGGCTGCGCCGACCGACTACGACGACATGACCGCAGAGCAGCTGCGCGAGTACATCACGGCGCACACCGGCATTCCGCCGACCGGGTCGCTCAGCCACAAGTCGCTCAAGCATCTTGCCCAGGGGATCGTTAAGCCAAAGGCTGCCTAATGAGCCTGATCACGACGGTTCGCGACGTTTGCGCGGTGGTTGGTGTGGCCGCGCCGGTCAGCGTATTCGCCGCGATCAATTCCAACCGCACCATGTTCGAGATGCTCGCCTGCGCCAACGAGATGGCGCAGCGCATCGCCTACGACACACGCGACTGGACCGAGCTACGCAAGTATCACACGCTCGTCGGCGCCACGGTCATCGACCCGGCCGGCGACTACTCGCAGAATGTCTACCCGCTGCCGGTCGACTACAAGCGGATGCTGCTCACCACGAATTTGTGGCGGTCATCCTCAACGCAAGCCCCGCTGAAATTTGTCGACGACTCCGACGACTGGCTGCAGCGGGGTCTGGTCAACGACAACGACGCGCGGGGCTCCTGGACCAAGTTCGGCGACGAGATACATTTGCGGCCTGGGCTACCGCCCGGCGACAGCATCCAGTTCGCCTATCTTGATAAGAACTGCATCGCGCTGGCGAGTGGCGGGGACGGCGACCGCTTCCAGGGCGACGACGACACCTTCCGGCTCGACGAGCGGCTGCTCAAGCTCGGCATGATCTTCGACTGGAAAATGAAGAAGGGCTCGCCCTACGCCGAGGACATGGGCACCTATCAGGACGCGATCGCCAACGTGATGGGACGCGACAAGCCGGCGCCGATCATCATCGGCGGCCGGCCGATGGCGGACGTGTGGGGCTGGCATGCCTAGCATCAGCGGACGCGGGCTGCATCATGGCACCTATAGCATGGTGATCGGCGAGCCGGGCTTGCCGGGTGTACCAGGGCCGGTTGGGCCGCCGGGGCCAGCTGGGCCGGAAGGCCCCGAAGGTGACGCCAGCACGGTTCCAGGTCCGCAGGGGCCAATTGGACCGCCTGGCCCCCAGGGCGAAACCGGCCCGCAAGGCCCGCAGGGCGTTCCAGGTCCGGTCGGCAGTGGTTCCGGTGATGTCACCGGCCCCGCTAGTGCCGTGGCCGATCGCATTGCGGTTTACAACGGCACCACCGGCAAGTTGCTCAAGGACGGCGGCGCGACGATTGCCATCCTTGCGCCATTGGCCTCGCCGGTCTTTACCGGCGATCCGCAGGCACCGACGCCGACTGCGGGTGACAGCGACACCTCGATCGCCACGACGGGGTTTGTCGCCAGCGCGGTTGGCGCCATTGGCGTCGGCGGCATGTCCACGGCGGAATACACCTATTCGACAACGACCACGGCCCCGCCCTCGACTGGCCAGTTGCGCGGCAATAACTCGACGCAGAGCGCCATCACGGCCTTCTACCTGCACGAAACCAACGCGGTTGGTGTCGACATCACCAACGCGCTGAAGATCATTGCGGCGGGCGTCAAGATCCTCGTGCAGGACAAGACCAACTCGGCCAATGTGCAGTACTACCAGACTTCTGGGGCCGCCGTGGACAACGGTGCCTACTTCACCATTCCGGTGACGTGGACCGCAACCGGCAGCGGCACGCCGTTCACGGCCGGGCGGGTGATCTTTGCGGGCTTCGGCATCGGCTCGAACAATATGCCGGAAGCCCCGACAGACGGGGCGGTCTACGGTCGCCGGGGATCGGATACGTCGTGGCAAATACCCCCAACGGTGCGCTACGACACCGCGCAAGCCCTGACTGAAGCGCAGCAGATACAGGCGCGCGCCAACATCTACGCCGCCCCGCTTGACGCGCTCGCCTACAACGGGATGCAGATCAACGGCGCGATGGAAGTCAGCCAGGAGAGCGGCGGCAGCGCCGTGTCTGGGGTGACCGACGCGAATAAGTACATCGTTGACGGATGGTGTGTCGTCTACGTGCATGGAGCTGCAACGGCAGTTATTACGGGTCAGCAAGTAGTTCCTCCAGGTAGTCCATCCTTCGGCAGCGCCTTTCAAGGTTGCCTTCAGATGAAGGCGACAACTGCACTAATGTCCCCAGCCGGAACCGACTACGCCGCTATCAGAACGATGCTTGAGGGCTACCGGGTCAGCCGCCTCGCGTTTGGCTCATCTGCCGCGCAGCCCGTAACCATCGGATTTTGGGTCTACGCGACTATCGCCGGAACGATGGGCGTCTCGCTGCACAGCAACGGCGCTACCCGCAACCGCGTGGAAATCGTTACGATCAACAGTGCGACGACATGGGAGTACAAGACAGTCACGTTCTCTACCGGAGACACCAGCGGGACGTGGCTGAAGGACAACGGTATCGGCACCTACGTCGATTTCTGTTGTGTGGCTGGAGCAACCGTTCGAGGGGCAGCAGGCGCGTGGGGCGTAGGGTTCATAATGGGCCCTTCTGCGCAGACCAACTTCTTGGCGTCCAACAATAACGTCGTGTGTATCACAGGCGTCACCGTCCTCCCCGGCACGCAAGCCCCCACCGCCGCGCAATCGCCGCTGATCATGCGCCCGTTCGATCAGGAGCTGGCGACATACCAGAGGTATTGGGAAAAGAGCTATGATTATGCCGCTGCGCCCGGTTCCGTGGCGCAGAATGGCTGCGCTTATTTTCTGGGGGCGGGCATCACAACCGGGAACACCATTGGCCTGACCGCGGCGTTTAATGTCAGAAAACGCGCGGTGCCAACCATGACCTGGTATTCTACGGCAACCGGAGCATCAGGCAAGCTGCGCTCAGGCGGTGGCGTTGAGTTAACGGCCACTACGATTGCAATCGGCGACCACGGATCGACCGTTTACGCCCTTACGACAGGGACCGAAACTCAGTTGTTTGGGCAATGGGTCGCGGACGCGAGGCTGTGATGGCAGAGTATCAACTCACAGCAACCGATACTGTCATCCGCACACAGGACGGTGCGTCCATCCCGAACGATCCGGCGAATCGGGATTGGGTTGAGTACGAAGCGTGGCTCGAAGAGGGCAACACGCCCGATCCTTACGTTGAGCCCGAGCCGGTGCCGCCATCTCCACCACCCGAGGCCACGGTGCTCTACGATCACGAGAACCGTATCCGTGCGATCGAAGGTGAGCCGCCGCTCTCGCTTGGCGACTTCCTGGCGAGGCCGGCCGCATGAGCATCCATGCCGCCTTTCGCCGCCAGCCGATGCCGCAGGGCGCGCAGCAACTGCAGACCATCACCATTCCGGCGCCGACACGTGGCATCATCCAGAGCGAGAACGAAGCATTCATGCAGCCGGGCGGCGCGATCGTGCATGACAACTGGGCGCCGACCATGCGCGGCGTCAAGCTGCGCGGCGGCTATATCCGCTGGTGCGAATTGCCCGAGACGACGCCGATCATTTCGGGCTTCAACTACATCAGCGGCAACGACCATCGCATGTACGCCGCCAACGCCACCAAGCTCTACGACGTCACCTCCTCGACAGAGGTGCTGGTGAAAAGCGGCCAGGCCAGCGGCAACTACGTCGCGGCGCAACTTTTCAACCAGGGCGGCGACTGGATGATTGCGCTCAACGACGCCGGCGACTTCATCCTGCGCACCAAGGACGGCATTACCTGGACGACGCTTACCGGTGTTGCCGGGGCCGGCGGGGACGGTGCCGACAACATCACCTACGACCCGCTCAAGCTGCCGACCGGCGTCGCGCAGGGCACCGGGCTCGTCTACGCCTGGACCTACCGCAACCGGCTCTACTTCATCCAGAAGAACAGCATGAACGCCTGGTATCTCGACATCAACGCGGTGGGCGGGATACTGCAGCCGATCTACCTGTCGGGCGCCTCGACCCGTGGCGGCAGGCTGCTGTTCGGCGCCACCTGGTCGATCGACAGCGGCGACGGCACTGACGACAAGTGCGTGTTCGTCACCGATACCGGTGAGGTGCTGGTGTTCACCGGCTCCAATCCCGGCGATGTCGGCAACTGGCGCCAGGAAGGCCGCTACCACATCGGCGCGCCGCTCGGCATGAACGCGCACATCGTCATCGGCGGCGACCTGTTCATCCTGACGGTCGACGGTGTGGTGCCGCTCAGCGAGGCGATATCCAAGGAGAGTGGCAAGCTCGAGCAGGCAATGATCAGCCGCACTATCAAGCCGCTGTGGCGCGACGAGGTCGTGGCCAAGCGCACGCACCCGTGGACGATTAAGAAATGGGACGAGTACGGCGCGGTTTTCATCGCGACGCCCGGGGGCACGGAGCCGGCCAACCAGACCTGCCTGTTGCTCAACAACGTGAATGGAGCCTGGGCACGTTTCACGTGGAACGCGACCTGCTTCCTGCGCATGCGTGCCGACATGTTCTTCGGCACCGAGCAGGGCATCGTGATGCAGGCGGATCGCTCCGGCTATGACGACGGCCAGTCCTACGTGGCGACGCTGGTCGGCGGCTGGGAGCTGTTCCAGAACGGCAGCGCCCAGGTCGTGTGGCACCAGGCGCGCGCGATCTTCCTCGCCGGCCCTGGCGAGCCGTTCGAGCCGCAGCTTGCCGCCACGGTTGACTATGGTGTGACAATCCCGCCGCCACCACCGGCTGGCGACGATCCAGGGGGTGGCGAAGGGTGGGACGTGGGGGCGTGGGATGACGCGGTCTGGGACGCGGCGGGGGTTACGGCATCCGGCCCGCGCAACACGCTCTGGGTATCGATCGGCATGAGCGGCTTTGCCCACGCGCCGATCGTGCAAGTACGCGTGGCGCAGGTCTCGCGCCCGCGGGTGGAATTGATCGCCATCGCCACGACGCAGGAGCGTGGCGGCGTCAACGTATAGGAGAGCACCATGTCGGCCCTTGACTCAACGCTAGGACAGCCCGGCTCAGTACGCGATGACATCGTCAGCTCATTGATGGCGCTGTGGGGCTTGGATCCCGGGAGCGTTGGCCCTGAGTTCGCCGCCAGTGTTGGCGGTGGTGCCGGCGGCCGAGGCAACCCTTACCAGTACCCGGCCGACCCGGCCGATCCGGCAGATTATTCAAGTGCGTCGATCGCCAATACGACGCCGGGCTCGATGCTCAACGCCGAGACGTCGCCGGGTAATCCGGCCAACTTCGGCTATGCCGTGAACCCGGACAGTAGTCTCTCGAACGTGATGGACCCCGGCAATCCGAACGCCGGCTACATCAGCAATACGGCCTTCAGCAATCCGGCGCTGGGGTATCTTACCGCGGGACTGCCCAGCCCATCAAACCTGACTTTTGGAGAAGTCGCCCCCGCCGGTAAGCCGGGCTTCACTGGCCCAATGAATGCGACGATAGATTTTGACGCTCTGTCAGCGACCCCGGCACCAGCCCAAGTCGCCGGCCCGGTGGTCGGCGGCCCGACCGGAGGCCCAACCGGCGCGCCGGGCATGGGCGACGTCTCGGCGGGCTATAGCACCGGCTACGGCGCCGAAACCGGCACCTTCGGCGGCGACATCGCGGGCGGCCCAGGCACCGGTTTTGGCACCGGCACCGGGCCGGGCTTCTCGGGTGAGAGCGGCATGGGCACCGGCCTCTCTGGCGAAGCTGGTCCGGTCGGCTATGACGCGGGCGCGGGCTTCTCGGCAGGTTACGACGCCGGCGGCAATACAGCGGCTGGGTTCGATGCGGGTGGCAGCGGCGAAGGCGGCGGCGGTGGCGGTGGAGGCGGCGGCAAATGAACCATCGCGACGCGATCGCCGCCCAGATTGCGTCCCGGTATTCTTTGCCGAGCACCAATCTGCAAGAAAATATGCAGCACTTCCTGCGCGCCGGCATTCCGATGGCGAATATTATGCGGCATCCCGCCTACGCGGAAATGTCCGCCCTCGGCCAAAGCGGCGGCTCTACTAGCGGCGGATTATTTACTGACGGCGGCGTTTTGGGTGGCGGTGGCGCGGCGGCTCCCGCGCCGTACCAGTACCCGGTCGACCCGGCCGACCCGGCCGACTACAGTAGCGGGTTTGAGCAGACGGGTTCTGCGCTTCTCGGCGATTTGGGTGGTTTGTCTCCGGAGGGTTTTGCGAACAGCGTTGATACCCAAGCCGTGACGGATGCGGTGACGTCACCCGGTTATGGCAGCAGCCTTGGGTACTCACACGCAGCCAACATGGCCGACCAGGCCATGACCACGATGGGCATCTATGACGCGATCGACACCAGCCACGCGGTAAACACCGCCGTGGAAGAAGGCGGGTACACCAGTCCATCTCCGGCCCCCGCCCCCGCCTTTGAAAGCCCTGATCCGAGCAGCACGATCGTCGGGCTACCCAGCGATTTCACCACATCGCAAGCCTCCCTGTCCGACATGACCGGAACGACCGGGGCCGACATGGGCGGGGCGGCGATCGCGGCAGACGTCGCCGGGTCGCTGAGCGGCCTGAATGCCGGCGTCAACGACGCGGCGGCGGGCTATGACGCCAGTGGCGGCTTTAGTGGCGATGGCGCCAGTGGTGGTGGCGGCGGCGGAGGGGGCGGCAAATGACGTTGCGCTATGTCTACGGGCAGGACAGGAACGTGGCGCACTTCGTGGCGCAGCTAATCCCGCACGTCGACCCGCGCGGCTTTCCCGCCAACGCGACTGCGATCGGCATTGTCGACGACAATAACGAGCCGGTCGGGGGGATTGTGTTCTTCAACCACATCCCACCCGCCGGGACGATCGAGATTGCCATTGCGGCGCGCCCCGGAACGCGCTGGCTGACGCGCGAGACGATGCAGCATATGGCCAGCCACACGCTGGGGACACACGGCTGCCAGATGGTGATCATGCGTGTGCAGGCCGACGACCTTCTGGTGTTGCGCCAGCTCAAGATGTTCGGCTTCTCGATGACGCGGATCGAGCGGCTCTATGGCCGCGACATGGACGGCATGTTCTGCACCTACACTGCCGAGCAATGGGCCGCATCGCGCTTTAACCGGCCTTTAGAGGCCGAAATCGATAGAAAGGTCGCATAGATGCCCATGCCACAGCAGGGCGCGCCGATGCTGCCGCCGGGCCAATACCCGCCGCAGGACCCGCGCGACCAGATCACCAAGGCGCTGCTCGACCAGCAGTTCCCACCGCCGCGGCCGCCCCCCTTGCCACCGGGTGCGGGCATGCCGCCCCCCGGCGCACCGCCTCCAGGAGGGGCGCCACCGCCCGCGGGAGCCCCGCCGATGGGCGGGATGCCGCCGGCCGGCGGAATGCCACCCCCGGGTGGAATGCCGCCACAGGGCGGGCTGGTACCGCCGCCGATGGGCATGCCGCCGTCGGCTACGCCGGGCATGATGACCTCGCCGACCCAACTGGCTGGAATGCGCCAGCCGGGAATGCCACCCTACTGAGGAGCTGAGCCATGGGTTTGATTTTCCCCGATCCGCCGCAGGCGCCCAATCCGATCGTCACCGCGGGGGCGCAGACGGCGCAGAACCTCGGCACCGCGATCACGGGTTCGTATCTGAACAACTACAACCAGGTTTCACCGACCGGCAGCCTGACCTACGAACCGACCAGCACCTATCGCTACAACGACCCGCTCACCGGAGTAGGCTACGACATCCCGCGCTGGACCGCGACGCAGTCGTTGTCCCCGGCCGGGCAGCGATTGCAGACGACCAACGAGGGTACCAGCCAGACCCTGGCTGAACTCGGGAACTACGAAGCCAATAGCCTGTCGGCCATGCTGCGCGATCCCAGCCGCGGCCTGCAGGCCTCGTTCAACAATGCGCCCGCGGCCGGGTCGATCCCGGGGTCGGGCTTTGACGGCGCTGCGTACCTGCGCGCCAACCCGGACGTGGCGCAATTTGCCCAGCAGAACGGGCTAAACCCGCTCGCATTCGCCCAGCAGCACTACCAGCAATACGGCCTCACGGAGGGGCGGGCGGGCGAGGGTACAGCGATCCCCGGCACGCAATACGACATCAACTTTGACGCAGCGTCATACCTGCGCAACAATCCGGATGTCGCACAGCTCGCCCGGCAAAACGGGCTTAACCCCGCTAGTTTTGCCCAGCAGCACTATCAAAATTATGGCATGGGTGAAGGGCGATCTGGGGGGCTCGACACCGGCAGCATCCAGATGGGCCTGCAGAATCGCGGCCTGCAACAGACGACCTTCGGCGACGCCGGCGACATCACGCGCTCCTACGGGCCGGCTGACAACTTCTCGGCCGACCGGCAGCGAGTGGAGGAAAGCCTCTACCAGCGCATCAACCCGCAACTGCAGCAGGATCGCGACCGGCTGCGCCAGCAACTCGCCGACCAGGGCATCCAGTACGGCACCGAGGCATACGATCGCGCCATTGCGGCCGCTGACCGGCAGACCACGGACGCGCGCCTGGCCGTCACCGCACAGGGCGGGCAGGAGCAGCAACGCATGATGGACATGGCGGCGCAGCGCGCCGGCTTCCAGAATGCGGCGCAGAAGCAAGCCTACGACCAGGCGCTCGGGCGCGGGCAGTTCGCCAACCAAGCGCAGATCGAGCAATTCCAGAAGGACGTCGGCGCCGGTACCTTCGCCAACCAGGCGCAGAAGGATGCGTTTACCCAGGCCGCCAGCCGCGCCCAGTTCAACAACGCCGCGCAGGCGCAGGAGCTCGCGCGCCAGAATGCGCAGTTCAACGCGCAAAACGCCGCGCGCGGGCAGTACCTGACCGAGCAGGCCGCGCTGCGCAACGCGCCAATCAATGAGATCCTCGCGCTGCAGTCAGGCAGCCAGGTGCAGCAGCCCAACTTCGGCAGTGGCGGCAATAACCAGATCGCCAACACCGACGTGGCGGGGATTATCGCCAAGAACTTCGACCAGCAACTCGACATCTACAAGCAGCAGTCTGGGACTGCGAACCAGATCATTGGCGGGCTGTTCGGGCTAGCGGGCAACGCCGCCCAAGCCGGCGCGACGGTAGCCACCAAGTCGGATCGGCGGGTGAAGAAAAACATCCACCGCGTCGGCACGGTGTTCGCCGCGCGCAAGCACGACGAGCCGAAAAAGCTGCCGATCTACTCGTTCGAATACAAGGACGGCCACGAGGACAGCGGCGCCAAGCGCCACATCGGCCCGATGGCACAGGATGTGGAGAAGATCGATCCGAAGGCGGTGACGACCAAGAAGGGCGTCAAGCACATCTACCCGCGCAAGGTGATGGGCGACATTCTCAGGGTGGCGTGACATGGCAGAACCAGACGAGACCCCGCGGCTGACCGGCAGCGGCATTCTTGACCCGCTAATTGGCGCGGGGTTTTTCTCGCCGAATATGTCGCTGGAGGAGATCAAGCGGCGGCGTGCGATCGCTGGCGCGCTTGCCTCGCGCGCACGCGCATTCCCCAAGAATATCGGGGAGGGGATGACGTATTTTGGCGAGAGCATCGCCGCGGCAGTCAACGATTACACCACCGGCCAAGCCGAGAAGGACTACAACGCGCGCTACAATGCGCGCGCAAACGCGCCAGATCCGGGCGCGGCGCCCCCGCCGCCCATCACATCCGGGCCGTCCGCTAGCTTACCCATGGTGACGGCAAACGCCTCACTGAATGCCGGAGCGGTGCCGGTCGTCGCCCAGGATGACGGTGAGACCTTCGCGGAAGAGGGCAACCCACCAATCATAAGAAACGACATCCGGCCGATGATGATGGCGCAGGCCACACCGCGCCCGGGCACGCTGCCGGCCGCGCCGGTGCAGCCGACCGCGCAGCCTGGCGGCACGCTGGCGCCGGTGATCCCGGAGAGCCTGCCGCTGCCGACCGCGCCGATGCGCAGTGAGCGGATGACGCCAAACGAGCTGCGCCGCTACAACGAACTGCGTGATTTCCCAGGCGACCCGCGCGCCATTCGCGAGTACAACCAGGCGCACGAACTGGGTAAGGCCGCGCGCGAGGCCGAATACGAACGCGCCAAAGCCGAGCACGACGTCAAGATGCGCGCCTATGAGGCGCGTGAGACGGCGATCCAGGCGGCTAAAACCAACGCACCAAAAACACAGCAAGAACTAGCGAAAGGCGCGGCCGAACTCTCCGCCGCACAAGCGGCCGAACAATCTCGCCTGCAATGGGGCAACTTGCCTGCCCCGGTACAAAAGGATCTGTTCGAGAGCCGCGACAGCGCCAAGGCTGCGGCCGGCTCGATCGGTGCGCTGAACAACGCCGAAGCAGTGCTTGACGCCGGCACCGCAATTGGTCCGTTCGCGAACCAGAAACTGCTCTACTACAAGACGCTGGCGCAGATCGGCAACGAGAATGCTCAGCGCATCGTCGCCAACACGCAGACCTTCCAAGCCTCGCTCGGCCCTGCCGTGATGGCGGCGGTCAAGTCCTACGGCGGGTCGCAGATTTCCAACACCGACCGCGAGTATGCGGCGGCCATGGTTGGCTCAGACATCACGCTGTCCGAACCCGCGGTGCGTCGCATCCTCGACATCGCACGCCGCTCGGCCAAGGCCGCCATGGAAGAGCACCGCAGCAAGGCCGACGAGCACGCCAAAGATGCCCCCGCGCTGCGCAAGTTCCTCGAGGTCTCTGACCCGCTCGCGGCGTCGCCTAAGATCAGCGAGACCAAGCCGGCTGAGACGCCACCGCGTGTGTTTGCCACTGAGGCCGAGGCCGCCACCGCCCGGCTGCCGCGCGGCACGCCGGTCATTATCAACGGCCGCCGCGGGAGGATCCAGTAATGGGCGTCGTCTACGACGACGAGAAGCCGCCCGACCAGCCGACCGGCTTTGCCGAGCGCGTGCTCGACCAGATCGCCAACTCGCGCCGCCCGACGCGGATTGTGTACGAGGACGACCCCAACGCGCCGCCGACCGGCACGCAAACCGGCGCGATCGTGAAGGGGATGCTCCCTGTTGTCGGGCCGCTAGTTGAGAAGGCGCTCACTGCGGTGGCGGCCGGCGGCTCTCCTACACGCTACCGCGAGATGCAGGCCGGCCAGGAGCAGTACGAGCGCACGCACCCGATCGCTTCCGCGATCGGTGGCATGGGCGGTGCCGTCATGGGCGTGCCAGCGATGCGTGCCGCCCCGCGTGCGTTTGGTGGCGAAAGCTTTGTCGGACAAACTGCAGCCGGCGCGGGGTGGGGCGGCGCCGACGCGGCCATCCGCAGCGGCGGCGACGTTCACGAAACCGCCAAGGGCGCGTTTATCGGCGGCGCCGCGCCAACCTTCGGCAGCCTGCTGGCGCCGATCGGCCAAGGCATCGCGGCAGCGGGGGGCGCGATCGGACGCGGCCTCGGCATTGCGGCACCGCGCGCCAAGCTGACGCCGCAGGGTGCGCTCGATGCGGGGGAGGCCGGCTTCCAGTCGCTGGGCCAGCGCGCCCGCTACGACCCCAACGCGGTTGACGACCTCACCAACCTGATGCGTCGCGACTTCCACGATCAATCGATCGCCACGCCACACAGCGCGCCGCGAACGCATGCCGAGATTGCCGACATCGGCAATTTGCCGCCAAATCCAGCCTCGTTGCACAACAAGCGCAAGCAACTGCAGGCTATCATCAACAACTCGGATGGCGCGGAACGCGATGCCGCGCACCACGCCAAGAACATGATCGACAACTTCCTCGAGAGCCCCCCGCCGCGCGCAGTGCTGACGCGTCCCGGACAATCGGCCAACGTCTTTCGCGACCTCGAACAGGCCAACACCAATTGGCGCATTGGCCGCACCGCCGAAACGGTCGGCGCCCGGCGCGAGGCGGCGCGGATTGATGCGTCGGCCTCGAACAACCCGATCACGATGATGGCCGAGGGTCCGGAGATCGTGAAGCAGTTCAAGAACCTCGGCAAGAACCAGCGCGCAACGCGGTTCATGAGCCCGGAAGACATCGCGGACGTCGGGCGGGTCGCAGCGCCGCAGTCGTTGGGCGAGCGCGGCTTGCGCCTGGCCGGCGGCCTGTCCGGCACGGCAAAGCCGGGCGTGCTGACCAGCCTGCCGGTCGGCGGCTCGTTCCTGGCCGCTGGCGGCGACCCGACCTTAGCGGCAATTCTGTTTGCGACTGGCGGCGCCTCGCAGCTCGGCGCGAGCGCATTGACGCGACAGGCCGCCAACGCAGCCGAGCAATCGATCCTGGCACGCTCGCCCTACGGGCAGGCCGCCACACCGCAGATGCCAAACCTGCTCGGGACGCACCCGAACCGGACTGCGCCGCAACCCTCGATCGGCGCTATACCTTACCGCAATGAAATCGCGCGCCTGCTCGCGTTGCAGGGTGAGCGCTCAGCAGTGGAGCCTTAAGCCATGCCACGCGATGGAGGCGGAATTTATACGCGACCGTTCCCACCCGTCGAGTCAGAAACGACGATCTCGTCGGCCGTCGAGAACGGCATCATGGCCGACCTCGAGACCGACCTGAACGCCGCGCGCCCGATCATTGCCGGAGGCACTGGCGCGACGACGGTCGCAGCAGCGCGTACCAGCCTGCAGACCGAGCGCGCGATGCAGGTGGTCACCAACTACGACTCGCATGTGTTCGAGGCTGGCTCGTTTACGTCGAGCGGTAGTTCGATCCCAGGTGCCCCTGCGGCCGGCACCTTCGGGGGCACAGCCTTGGTGATCGATGCAAACAACATCGTCCTGCTGGCATCCGACGTGAACAATACGCTCGTCCGCTGGGTCCGCCGCAAGGTGGCCGGTGCGTGGGGTACGTGGGTCGACACCGGCGGCGGCAAATACGTGGCAAAGACCGGCGACACCATGACCGGCATTCTGGTTGGTATTCGCACCCGATACATCCGCACGGACGGGCTTTATCAGGTGCAATACGAGCGAACCGGCACCAATGCGCGCGTCTACGGTCTTGGCGTCAACAGCCAGGGACACCTCGCGCTCGATGACGTTACCGGGAGCACGACGCCCCTCACTGTCACGACGGCAGGCAACCTTGCGTCGTCGGTGGCCCCTTCCACCGGCACGCATCTCTGCAACAAGACCTACGTCGACAGCACGCTGTTCGCAGCGCGGGATGCGCTTGAACAACAGATCAGCGCGTTGCGTGCACGTGTTGCGGCACTAGAAGACGCAGGTGCAGCGCGCGTGCGATGATCAGCACCTTAGCCCTTAGCATTGTTGCGATCGCCAGCGCGTTGTTCGGCATCAGCTTAGTGTTGCAGCACACCGCGGCGCAGACAGTGCCACAGGCCGAGGTGTGTATGGACGCCGAGACGCGCGATAAGACCCGCGCGCTGATGTTCGAGGGGGTCAACACCGCGCTGGTGCATCACACTGAGCGGCTGTTCGACAACCTGATGAAAGACCGCGGCCACGATCCGGCGCGCATGACGCAAGGGATGTACACGGCGCTGGCGCTCTACGCTCGCTCGCGCGAGAACCTGCTGAAGTGGTCGCCGCCCGCCTGCAAGGAGTAGCAATGGCCGGGTTTGACAAGGAAATCTATTTCGAGGTCGTGCGCCATGAGTTGTTCAGCGGCTCGATGTCGCAGCAACAAGTTGTGGGGCAGAATTTCATATTGCGCGAGTGGCGCAAGCGGTACGGGTTCGAGGGCGACCACCGCAAACTCGCCTATATGCTCAGCACGACCTTCAAGGAGACCGGTCGCACGATGTGGCCGATCATGGAGTACGGCTCGCAGACGTACCTCACGAGCAAGGAATACTACCCCTACATCGGGCGCGGCTTTGTGCAGCTAACATGGGAAGAAAACTACCGGAACATGTCCCCGATCGTCGAGGAAGACCTGGTTGAGTTTCCCGACCTCGCGCTCTCGCCAGACATTGCCGCTATCGTGATGTTCACGGGAATGTTCGAGGGAACGTTCACCGGGAAAAAGCTGGACGACTATTTTTCCGACACGGTGGACGATCCGGTGAACGCGCGTCAGATCATCAACGGCCTGGACTGCGCAACCGAAATCGCCGGCTACCACGAGGACTTTCTGCAAGCCATCACCGAGGCAACCGAGGGCTAGGCCATGATCGGAACACTGATCGGAATTGTGCTCACGTTGATAATTTTAGGCGTGATACTTTGGGCTGTACAGCAGTTGCTGCCGCTGGTGCCGCTCCCTCACCCCTTCGGGGTGATCATCAACGTACTGATCACGGTCATCGCCGTGATCGTCGTCGTCTACATCATCGCCGGGCTGCTCGGCGTGGTGGCGCCGATCAGATGGTAGCAGCGAGGCCGCGCTGAAGCTGG